GAACCGGAGGTCGTTCTGAAGGGCCTGCGCAAAGCTGATAGAGCGTTGGGTCGAAAAGCGAGGAGAAAATTATAATGGCTAAAGCAAAAAGACCTCTTGTCCGCTGGACACAGGAGCAGATAGATGAACTGGTTAAGTTGTACAAAGAAGGCTTAACTTTCGAGGAGATATCACTGAAGATTGGTATCTCACACGCATCAACTAAAGCGAAAGTCACGTCTTTACGTAAGCAAGGTGTGGATATACCGTATCGGGACAGGCAAGAAATTGCGCAAAAAAGAGTTGATACAATCGCAAAAGGTGGCAAAAAACCATCAGCATTTGACCGTGAGTATCGGGGATCTGTACCCTTCGGTCATTGGATAATCACCAAACCGTGGAAGAAGGTGTCGTAATCATGTGTGGTGGAATATACGAAGAGGATTTTGAGTTCGTGCCCAAAAAAGAAAAAGAAGTTTCTAAAAAAGGTAAACATAATGTTGCGGAATCTGGCAATGGGTCAATGAATGACCTAAAATTTACAACAGCCGCAGATTTTATGAAACAGCAACAAGATCACTATTATTATCCGGGCAGTGACCCGCAGGAGTAAGCTATGAAAGAAATTCTTTTAGTTTTCGTAGTAACGGGATTTGAACCCAGTGTATCGGACAGAATTTTTGAATCATATGATGAATGCAAACATTTCGTAAATGCACTTGCAAAGCAAAGTGTGGTCAACAGTGACTACGGCTTTCAGTTTTTATCTTCAGACAAGTTGTTAGTCTCAGGTCAATGTGTCGCAAAAGAGGATTATCGCCATGAGCAATCCAGTTAAATGCGATTTCTGTGATAGCAAAGCGGATGCGAGAGAAGGTGATAGGCCTGTGTATTTTTGCGCCGCATGTTGGCTAAAGCAGTTCCCAAAAAAACCTGTGCATGGTGAATACAAGGAGAAAAAGAAATGAAAATACTCAAAGCATTTGAAGAAAATGGATGGGTGGCATTAACCAAGTTTGGCTATGGCCTACTTGATGGCACAAAGAATGCACTCAAGTTTGCGCCTATGGAGTACAAATATTTACTCACGATTTTGTTGAGTGCAATGTGGTGTATTGCTTTCGGTATATACACGACTGAGTTGCTGTATATTGGATACAATATTATCGGTCACTATGTGCTGATCACATGTGTGTTTTTTACTTGGTTTGTATTTAAAACTGAAAAGAAACGTGCGCCAAAATCATCATCAAACAAAGTTAAATGGGACATGGAAAAGGAGGCGTAGAAGATGATTAAAGTATATGTCTTCCTTTTATTTCTATTCAGTGCCATAGCAGGTGTCGGACACTTTATGTCAGACGAAAGCAGAAGTATTGGGTTTACCAATATTTGTGGGGAACATAAGTATTTTTGTATTAGGGAAAAACAATGAGCAAGATACCTTATATTGAACGTGCCTACGGGGGCAGTGGCCTGACGGGTGAGTGTGCTTATTTGTGGGCACTTTTCTTAGCTAATGAGGCCGACATGGCAGATGACCCTATCAAGTACGATAAGTTTAAAGCTATGGCTGAAATGCTAGCACCGAAGGAGGGTGTAGCTACAGCCGCTAGTGTGCATTACCCTGATCTTGAGGCAGAGATCAGTAAGTACGAGAAACAACATTGGACTGACCCCTCTGCAATAAATCAGATCGGCGGTTTTTATAACGCAAAAGCGGATGAGTACGTGTACCCCGGCAGTGATCCACAAGAGTGAGGAGAGTGAACATGAAGATTGAAATCCCAGTTAAGGCCGCTCACGCTACGCTTGTAGCAGAGCTAAAAGATTGTCTTGATGACATGATGGACTCATTTGATGCGCGTGGAAACGGAGAAGAGTTTGCTGTATTCCATGACGACTTAGAGGCAGATAAAGCAGAGATCCAAAAACATATCGATGCACTGGATTTAATTATTAGATACTATGATGAGGTGCCATCGTAATGGAACTGGCTATTATCAAAAGCCTGCTGAACAAAGAGTTTTATGATGATCATAAGGGGGCTAAATGCCCTCACTCTGTGTTTAGTAAAGAAGTAGGAAAGGTCAAGACGATGATCGATGCGGCGATGGATAAGTACAATCGAGACTTAACTGTCGATGAAGTCGAAGGTCTTTTCTTCACGGCAGACCCTACACTTTCTGGTTCTCAAAATCTTTATTACCGGGGTGTATTTAAAAAATTGCGTGAACAGTCCCCACTGGGCGAAGACGTAGCACAAGAAATATTAAGTAAACTTTTTCAACGGTATCTGGGAGAAGACATAGCTAACATAGGCTATTCATTCGTAAACGGTACGCAGTCATCTCTCGAACCTCTGCGCAGAATTCTTGAAAGGCACAACGATGACTTTCTGCCCGACTTAAATATCGAGTGGGACGACTTAGAAATAGAAACATTGCTTGAGAAAAATGATCTTGAGGCACGTTGGCATTTTAATATTCCCACACTTGCTACCCGTATAGAGGGTGTTAATGATGGTCATCTGATTGTCATAGGAGCAAGACCTAACACTGGTAAAACTTCATTCCATGCAAGCATGATCGCAGGCCCAGATGGCTTTGCACATCAAGGAGCGAAATGCGTTGTGCTTTGCAATGAGGAAGGGACGCACCGTGTGGGGGCCAGATATCTTACTGCCGCATCGGGCATGACTCTCAAAGAGATTAAAGCGAGTCCACGCACCGCTCAACAGAGATGGGCCAAGCTCAAAGAGAACATCAAGATCAAAGATGCAACTGGCCGGGACATGGCATGGGTGGAGTCTGTATGTAAAACTTATAGTCCTGACATATTGGTTATCGATATGGGGGATAAATTTGCAGGCGATCAATCACACGAAGGATTAAAGAACTGCGCGATTCATGCTAGACAAATAGCTAAGGAGTACGAATGTGCAGTGTTCTACATGTCCCAGTTATCTGCTGAAGCGGAGGGTAAAATTGTCTTAAATCAATCTATGATGGAGGGCAGTAAAACTGGCAAGGCATCGGAGGCTGACCTCATGTTGCTGATTAGTAAGAATCCTCCAGTTGAGGGACAGGAGGAAGATGATTATCAACGCCATGTTAATTCTGTGAAAAATAAACTGACCGGGTGGCATGGCTACATCACAGTCAGGTTGGAATATAAGGTGGGACGATATACTGTATGATTGAAATTTCGGTTAGGGATGACCAACTTATTAAAGCGCGTGATCAGGCTGTCGAGATGGGTAAACTTCGCAACAGCATTACTAAAGGTCAGGGCAATGTCGCAGGATTTATAGGTGAAATAGTAACTGCTGAATTGCTTAACGCTACACAACAAAACACCTATGACTATGATTTGATTTTGATTAATGGCGAAACTGTGGATGTAAAAACAAAAAGAACATCAGTCACTCCTTTGCCGCATTACGATTGTAGTGTGGCTAAACTGAGCGAACATCAACAGTGTAATCACTTTGCATTTGTACGAGTAAAAAACGATTATAGTGTGGCATGGTTCTTAGGCATGATACCTCGTGAGACCTACTACGAAGTAGCTCGCTTTATGAACAAAGGAGACGTAGATCCCGACAATGGTTATATTGTCAAATCATCATGCTATAATTTATCTATTGAAGAGTTATGGAAGGTGTCAATACATGAAAGTTGTTCTTGATGTAGAAAACACTGTGACTAAGCGCGATGGTAAGCTTCATCTTGATCCATATGAATCAACAAACAGCTTGGTCATGATTGGTATTCAGGTGGAGGGCGAGGAGCCTAAACACTACACCTTTGATCACATTGAATACGATTGCAAATACGAATACCGCAAAAAAGACTGCGATGAAATACAATCAATATTAGATAAAACAACACTATTGATTGGTCACAATATTAATCATGACCTGCTGTGGATCTGGGAAACTGGATTTAAGTATGACGGCCCGGTGTGGGATACCATGTTAGCTGAGTACTTGTTACAGCGAGCACAAAAACAGCCATTATCTCTTGAAGCAGTGGC